CCCATTCTGTCGATTGTGTCAGACAATAACTGTAAAACAGATTCTGATATGCTTCGTTGTACTTCTCTCACACACAGTACTCTTGTTTGTTTTTGCCAAGCACGTAACACAAGTATCTGAGCAATACTCCAACTTTTAGCACCACCCCTTCCACCATAAGATACGAGATACCTATATTTAGGATCAAGAAATGGTTCAAACTGTTTGGTTATTTGAAGCTCTACTTTCATGCTGCAACTATTTTTAGGTGTTGTTTTAAGCCTTGAAGAATGTGGACTATGACATCAACAGTCCAACCATTGCCTAAAGCCTTGTAGCGTTGTGTGTTAGATACACCCTCGGTATAGTTATCAGGCAAGGTTTGTAGTCTTTCACATTCAATTGGGGTGAGCTTCCGATAAGTCGGATGCTCGTATCTCATGTAATCGTAGTTCGCAGCAGTTAGGCAGTTACTCTTGTCTTTCATGTTACGACCTCGCCTAGTCTTGCTATTGATGAATGTAGCATCAAAGCAATCGCCATCTTTTATTTCTGTATAACCTTTCTTAGTGGCTTCTGGAACAATAAGCACATTGTCTGTTTGGACTGTAGTTAAAGTGCCACTTTTCTCATCTAATCTAGGCTCTAATCTTTGTACTATTTTTAAATCAGGATTGTAGTCATCTCTTTTGCCTGTCTCTGGGTTTATTTTTCTACCAACAATACGACCACACAATATGTAATCACCTTGTCTACCATTCTTAACATACTCCATAGTTGACAAGCTACTGGCTTCTGGCGATTCTTCAAGAACATCTTTTAGCAATATGCCTTTATCTTTAGGTTGTCTAACTTCAGGTATGTTTGTCCAATACAATCTTTTTCTATTCTGCGCAGAAAGAAGTGAACTATTAATCATCACAGGTTCTACACCTAAATGCTCAGTAATAACATCTTGATACTCTTGCTTCATCATCACATTCTCAAGCAAAAAGTAATCAGGCTTACATTCTTTAAGCAGTCTTACAAATTCAAAAAATAAGGCACTTCTAGGATCATCAAAGTTAAGCTGCTTACCAGCAAATGAAAATCCCTGACATGGACTACCGCCCATCAGTAAATTCACATGGGGTAAATCATCAGCCACGACCTTAGTCACATCACCTAACTGTACTGTTAATGGATGTTTCTTTCTCGTAATCTGTTTAGGATATTTTTCTATTTCACTAGCCAGGTAAATACGAGTTGAGATACCAGCTTTTTTAAGAGCTTCTTGTCCACAACTAATGCCATCAAATAAAGAAAGCGTTACATTTAAATCAAAATCAACTTTCAAGTTCTTCCTCTATTCCGTTTACAACACCTTCAACAACAGTAATAACTACATTGTTATCTGCTTGTCCTGTTTGGTGTAAGTTGACATCTTTCACATCTGCGTAACCACGATCCTTTAAAACCATAGGTGCAAACTTGTTTAACACTACTGGGTTTCTATCTTCAAAGACTTGTTTGTTAATTTCATCTTCCCAACGATCTTTCAATGCTTCTCTAGCTTGTTCTACTGCCACATCAAAGCTGTCACTTTCTTTTAACCATCTGTAATACGTTTGTCTTGTTATATCAACTGAGGCACAAGCTTTGCTTACGTTACAATAGCTATTCACATAAGCATTAATAAATTTAACCTGGTTGTCTTTTAATCCATCCCCGATAAGGACAGGCATTTCTCTATCCATTAGTGTCTAATTAACCTAAGAGTTTTATAAAACATAACCAAAATAAAATATTTGATTGTAGATAAAACTGTTTGTTGTTTACCCCAACGAATTTCAAACTTAATACCTTTAGGCATACGAGCCATATCTGATAACCGCATTGGTATAGGTTTAAGAAGTAAAGGGTCTATTCTTGCCCTCAACTCATCATCTAATGCTTTTTGTGCTTTTTGCTTATCCATCAGTGTCTAGTGTTTGTCTCAGGTATTGTTTTATCTATGTCTAATTTGTCTACTTCATTTCTCATTTCAACTACACCATGATGAGCATCATCCATAGAACATTCAAACTCTGTAGCAAGAACTTTTAAGGCTATAACATACAACTCAGAAATCTCGTCATCTACAAAGTCATGAATTAGTTCTTCAAGATTACTCACCAGTTTTAGGTTCTTGTGCGTTTTGTTTTTGCCACTCTTGAAAGTTTCCTAATTCACGAATGATCAATTCAAAATTATTCTTAGCCATTTCGTCTTTACAGATATAACGACCACCTTCTGCCAGTTTCTTTACTTTGTTAATTTTGTTCATTAACTTTTCTAAATCTTCTATCAATCTATTACTCCCATGCTGCGAAGGTATAAATCCTCTGGCTTTGGAAGTCTCATTCCATACTCACCAGCCCAATACTCAATCTGTTCTAAAAAATTAGAGAATTCAGACGTTGACAATTGCTTAGCTCTCTTCTGTTTAGTTATGCTTTCACCATCAAGCTTACTTACAAAACTAGTCTCTCCCAATATAGCTTGCTGCAAGATTTCAGACATCTCTTCTTTAGTGTGTCCTATCTCATCAGCAATAAGTGTCATCCACATCCAATACAGTTTGTTTTGACGTTGTGATCTTGTAAGGCTGTCTTCAGTAATTTCAAGAACAGCCTTGTGATTTTTGCTAACATTGAAATGAGAAGCAATCATAGCTTGGGTCATACGCAAAGCTCTCTCTTGTCCATTTCTGTCAACAAATACTTTCATGATAATATGGACCTTTTCTTTGCTGTTTTCGCTGCCTTCTTAAAGGCACTGTTTTTTGGCGCTCCAGCTGAACCTTTCTTTCTCATTTTTTCACCAGATCCAGCTGCTATTCTTTTACGTTTTGCATGGATGTTGGCATACAGTCCGTTTGCCATTAGCCTAACCCCATAGCATTAGCAATAACACCAACAACAACAAACGCTACAACGATTGCTATCTTTGGATTAGCTTTAGCCCATGCTTTTGCTTTTTCAAAATATTCCATTTCTCTCTCCTGTTAAATATTGATAACGTCATCGGCATATAATTTTCTTATTGTCCGAATAACTCCTTCGTTAAAAAAATGATGAATCATGTCACGATCTTTATCACTTGGCACTCTTCCATCAACCACGTCATGACATGCTGAACAACAATGTGCTGCTAGTAAATCAGGACTCTTTGTACCCATTCCGAATGACGGTAAATGAGCTAATACTGTTGTCTCGTTTTCTCCACCTGATATGCAAACATTTGGCAGCATAACTTGACAGGGTTGTCCTTTTGCGTATTTACGTAACTTAGACATTTTGTTTTTGTTGTAAGTACTTTACTATTTCGTCTGACCTTTCATTTCTTAAACGCGCACAACGTCTCATTGTCAGTAACAGTTTTGGTATCTTTGGAGGATAATCACTACCTTCATCAGAAATTTTGTCTAATGCCACATTCCAAGATAGAACCACTATGTCATCATGCCTGGCTAATTGTGACGCTAAAAACTTTGTCAACTCAACCTTGTTTTGTGACTTTGGTGTAGCCCAGCCATATTCCATCTCAAGGCGAGTATAAATTTGTGATGCTATGTCTATGTAATCTAATTTACTGTCCAAGTTAATCTCCACAGAAGCACGGTATAGATACATCATCAGGTATTGCATCAAAAATACTTGATTGTTCTAAAGCTTTAGCTTTCATCTCTTTGTATGTTGGCGCGTCTTTCCTAAAATAAGATGGCTCTCCTTTACCTTTTCCATCTATAGTTTCTAATTCAATCCACCAATCAGCAAGATCTGGTCTTTCTCTAATAATACTTTGTCTTTTGCCTTGTGCTTTTAAAAAACATAAATCACAATTACCCCAATCAGTTACACCATTATTGTTAGGCAAATTTAGATCGAAACTGTTTTCTTCCCAAAATTTACCAACATCTTTCGCAGTAACCCCATCTAAATACAAAGGCAAATATCTTTCTTGTCCATTAGCAATAGTGCCACTCATTTTGGCTGCTCTTCTTTGTTCGTCTCCTCTTATCCCAATAAAAGATGTATATGGAACTTCAAAACCACACATATCAACTAAGTATTCTTTAATAGCTCTTATTTTTAAGTCTGTTGTACAGTACCTTGCTACTGGGTTAGGAGCGTATCCAATAGTTTCAATTAATTGTTTAAAAGGCTCGCCATTTCTACTAGCAGATTTATAGTCAACGATTTTTGTTTCATAAGCATATTTGTTTTTTTCATCTTCCCTTGCTTCTCTTGCAAATCTTTCTAGCCATACAATATCGACATTCCACTTTGTCGCACAGTCATTAACAAAATCTAAAGTTTCAGGCATCTCTTTTCCTGTGTTGGCAAAAGTCACTTTAGCAAAATCTGGTAACTCACCATCATGCGCCTCAAGTATTTTGTAAAGCATGTAAGCTGAAGTTCGACCACCAGAAAAACTAACACATGTCGGTTCATCTATGTAGTACAAAGAATTCTTATCCATAAACATCTCCTAGTTTTGCCATTGATTGTTGTAAAGACAACCTGTCTAATTCCTCGTCTATTTGTGCTTGCAATACCGCACCTCTTAAACTGGCATGTGTTTGTGATTTAGCTTTGAAACTTACTAACCAACCTTTGCGAACATAGTTCCTAAATGCTGATTGCAAATTTTTATAGGGCTTTCCCTGTTTGTTTGTGACTGCATCTTTAAATTCTTCTACAGCAAGATGTAATACACGATCCGCTACTGAACCATATTCTTCATTAACTGCCAGTAAAGAACGATCATTTGGATAAAATTCCTCTATAAAAGATAAACTATTAAAACTTGTACTATTACCTTTGACTTTTTCGTCAATAGGCCCCTTGACTTTTTCATCATGGGGGGTATTGATTTTTTCGTCAATAGGGGTAGCAAGACTAATAAACCTCTTTTCTATTTGCTTGCTTGCTTCCTTGTATTTAATTGTTCTCTTGATAAAACCTAACTTCTCAAGGTTTGATACCCAACGACTAACAGTCTCCACAGACACGTCATATAACTGAGCAAAGTATTTATTAGTTGCAAAACATTGACCATTCATATTTGTCAGCGCAGTAATTTCAGCGAACAGAAGTTTCTCATTGGGTTTCAACACTTTTGAATATCTAACATCAGCTGTCAATATTGCGTAATAACTTGGTTGTTCTTTCATTCCATTCCCCGAATTGAAAATTGCAAATACCCCTTACCTTTTTTGACTACCTTCTTTGTCACTGTGCCTTTCATAATCCTACGATCATCAAAGTTGTAACGCTTACATAGAATGTCTTGTAACTGTTTAATTGGGTTATCCCAATCAGATGTTGAAGTAATTCCAAACTCATAAAAAACTTCCAATGGACCTTCTGGTATTTCATAATTAGCTGGCAATAACATCATTAAAGCTTTTTCATAATTCTTGTATGCAGCAGTTTTAAACTTACGACCCTTAAATGCTGCATTTGCGCTCAATGGTTTAATGTGTAGTTGCACCGTCATCATCCAATTCTATAAATCCCCAACATTCTCTTCTAGCATCTGGATCAAATTTCGCAAATCTTTGATCTCTAACCCTTGGGTCAGGTCTATTGCACGAATGCCTGGCACAATTTCTAGCCTCTCTGCATCTGTCACGACACGTTGCCAGACTCATTACCATGACTAAACTGTTCTAAAATGCAAAATATATTTGTGTTAAAATTAATCATTGAGACATATCTAAAAATCACTGAAAAATCTCAGGAAGTAAAATTCTGCGATTAAAACGACCATCTGGAAACATTTTTTCTATTTGAATCGCTCGTTTGACAGGAATTCCGTTTTTAATCCAGTAATAAATATGTCCATGTTTCACACCAAGAGCTTTTGCGAGTTCTTTTTGTGATCCGAAGTGTTTAATTAATTCATCCATACAGATGGATTATACAAGTTTAACTTGTACAGATATAACATTTTATGCAATATTAAGGAAAAAAACTTATGAGCAACGAAAAATTAGCAGATCGTGTAGCCCAATTACGCAAATCTAAAGGGCTATCACAAACAGATCTTGGTAACTTAGTTGGTGTAGTTTGGCAAAACATACAGAACGTAGAGCTTGGTAAAGTTACGCGCCCAAGATACTTGGAAGATTTAGCAAGAGCCTTAGATGTCAGTGTTGATTATTTATTAAGTGGAAACACTTCTGTCGAATCTAAAAGCTCTACAAATCCATTTTCTTTAGTGGCAATTGATCAACCAATCTTGCCTGACAAAGATAAAGACCTTTATATAGTTTCAGTAGACAAAGGTGAAAAATTGTATTTGACAAACAGTGCTACAGAAACTGGCAAAGTCTCACAAATATTTATTGGACATATTAGTTCGAAATAACCTACAAAATTTTTTTGTCTTAGGTATATTTAATATTTAGTGAGAAGCATTAGACACTTATAAAGCGAATGCAATCGACTGATTCTGCTAGCAGCGATATACAAATTAATACAGAGGATTTAGAGTCTTACTAGCAGCTTAGATAGGTTTGGTTTAACTGCCAGTTGCTATCATAAAAAAAACAAAAATAATGTGTTAGGGATGTGTATATGCACTTTTTAACTGGTCGGACTTTGTCCTAAACAACGACCAAATAAATACCGTTAAGGAGAAAATAATGTTAGTAGATTTAAAATCACCTGAGCTTAAAGTTTTGTCTGTAACTCAACCTAAAACAAATGAAATGACTATGATGTTTGTTGCTTGGGATAATTATGTTAAAGACACAATGAAAGCTCTTATTAGTTTAAAAAAAAATAATGAATGGGTTTTTGATATTCAGGATATAGATATAGTGAAATCATTAATTACAGATTTGCAAGAAATGACAACTCAGATTCCGTACAAAAATGAAACTATAAATATGACAAATATGGCTCATATGTGGTTTTCTGTTTGTCCAGAAAATCATCCTTTGAAAAGATTTTTTAAATAAACTAGGTTCCCCCGACCCCTTGCCCTTTCTGGGCTGGGGGTTTTTTTTGTTCATTAATACGCATTAAATAGACAAAATTAATTTGTATTACCTAATTTTTTCTGTACAATTGCACTTATACAAACTAAAAATAAATATCTTGTTTGTATATTTTGTTTAATAACACAGGGGAATACAATGACAGGTAAAGACGCACTAGCTCTCGAAGAAGATGGCTACATTGAGTTCAACGAAAAACGTGGAGTCTATGAAGAAATAGATGAGGAGGGCATATTCATGCAAACACTTCCTACTGATGATGATCGACATGATTCAGACGCTGAAGATTTGAAACGTGAGGCTGCGGAAGACGAACCTTTTGATGCTATGGCTGACGCTGGTATGTCAATGCAAGATTTCGTATGACTAACAAAAATATGAAAGCAATAGGTGTATGGCTTTACGAATTCATATGGAGCGCGTTTCTTATGATTGTAATGTTATCTATTTTTTTCATAGGGGTGTTGTTCGTATGAGCAACCCATTTTATTCAGATTGTTGTGGAGAGCCAGTTTACGGACTAAACACTAATACTTGTTCTGAGTGTGGCTCTGATTGCAAAGCTCTAAGTTGGGAAGAATATGTAGAAGAAATTGATCCAAGTAGGAGTAATGAATAATGAGCAACCCATTTGACGATTTTTCACCCGAAATATTAGCTGGTTGGTACGCGCGTGTTTCTTCAAAAGAACAATGGTTAAACGACATGCAAGATCTTTGGGAAAGTACAGCCAGTGATGAAATTGTTTGTAAGACTTGTAGACATTTTGATGAAGATTGCCAGGCTGGTGATGCTGAAGAATGTCCACAGGTTATTGCAGAATTTAATTTAGACGATAGACATTTTAATTAAGGAGACGTAATGACAAAAGCAACAAAAAGTACATTTAAAAAATTGTATGAAATTGACTGTTCAAAGAATGTTGAAGCCAAAGGTAAGTTTAATTACTTATCTTGGGCGCATGCTTGGAGATGGTTAAAAAATATGCATCCTGATGCAACTTACACAGTATATAAAAATGCTGAAGGTTGGAACTATCACACTGATGGTAGAACTGCCTGGGTAGAGTGTGGTGTAACAGTAGGTGGACTAGAACACATAGAACACTTACCGATTCTAAATTTTCAGAACAAAGCACAAAAGCTTGAAACAGTTGACTCTATGGCAGTCAATACTGCAATCAAACGCTGCGTAACAAAAGCAATTGGTTTACATGGTCTTGGTTTGTATTTATATGAAGGTGAAGATTTACCTGACTTACCTACATGGGATGAAGATCAACCTGACATGCGTGGGAATTACATTGCTCAGATTAAAAATGCATGTGCAAATCAAGACGAAATAGAAACTGTAGAAGCATATCGTGATTTGACAGCATCTCAACAAAAGATGTATGGAAGGACTTCAATCCTGAAGAGAAGACTTTCATCAAAGCATCTTGTAGAGAAGCTGCTGCAAGGAAATACAATTAACTTCATACAGGGTTTATATGGGCTGCACCCTGTCCTTGAAAGCAGCCCACATTTAACTGGAGACAGAAATGGATGAGTTAGAAAATGAAATGTTGGATGTCAGTAGAAAGATAACTGAACTTAAAAGAGATTGTTTGTCTAGTACTAGAGTTACTTTAGATCTCTTTGATAAGTTAAGTGAACTTGAAGACAAAGTAAGTAAATCATTAGCGAAGGAGCAAGTTAATGCAAGCAACTAAAGAACAATTAAACCAAGGTTGCACAATAGTCTTAAAAGCTCTTAAAGAAAACCCCAGTGGAGTGACTGCTGGGGATTTTGACAATGGGTTTGCGCTTAGATCTCGAATATCTAATTTAAGAGATATGGGTTTAAACATCATTACTGAGTATGAACGTAACGCAAGCAATACTGGATCACATGGTCGGTATCGATTAATCTTAAACTAGGAGACAATATGAAAACAACACATGATTTGTGCGTAGCAACAAGTAAATACACTGACAAAAACGGTCAGGAAAGAAACAAATATGAGAACATCGGAAAGATGGGTACAAGAGATGATGGCTCTGTTTGGATTAATTTTAAAAGAACATTTAATCCAGCTGGTGTGCCAAACCCAGCTGACTCTGATACTGTTTGGGCTAGTGTATTTGAAGCTAAGAACAATGGACAGCAGCAGCAAGCTCCTCAACAACAGCAAGCTCCAAATCCAAATTTTCCACACGAAGAACATCCGTTTAACTAATGGGTGCAAAGGGAACTAAAAACGGTCAACGTAAACAGTACACCTTGGATGACGGTCAAGTAGTTGATGTCTTTGTAGTAGCAAAAAGAGTCAACTGCTCGATCTCTCTAGCCCTTGCTAGATTAAATACAAGTTCTGATCCTGATTACATCTTTATGGCTAAAGGAACAAAAATACCAAATGGTCATCCTTACGTTCAATTAGAAAGACAAAGAAAATTGAAGAACGGAAACCATGGACCTATTGTTAAACAAAAAAAGTCTTATAGAAACACTGCCAAACACAACAAGGATGGAACGCTGAAAAGCTTTTATGATCCTTGGATGAGACTAATTCTTAAAACAATATGATAGAATATAAAACAATCAGGCAATTCGCATCTGAATCAGGTTACACCGAGGAGGCTATACGCACTAAGATTAGTCGAGGTGTGTTTAGAGAAAATGAGGTTTGGGTGCGAGGGCCTGATAACCGAGTCTTAATTAGCATACAAGGATTTAATCAATGGGTAAGAAAAGGACAGGAGTTCGAGCAGCAAGTAACTCAAGTATCAGAGTCACTTTTACATACCAAGAAGAGTTATGCAGAGAACTTATACAATCCACCCCCTCTGAATCTAACTTAGAAAAAACATTAGTCTGGAGAAATGAACAACTTCTTCCAGCTATAAAAAATGGTACTTTTGATTATGCTACTTGGTTTCCTAAATCCCCTAAACGTCATAAATTTCAAGCAACTCCTTCAATAAGATTTGGCGCATATTTGCAAGAATGGTTTAATTTACACAAGCAAGAATACAAAGCATCCACTTTACGAACTAATCAATTAATCATAGACAATCAACTTATACCAGCGTTTGGTAAATATCCGATAGCTGAACTTAAATACATTGATATAAAGAAGTGGTTTAAGAAACAAAAAAACACACAGAAAACTTTAAATAATAAATTATCATTATTAAACCAAGCTCTTGACGAAGCAGTTGATGATGAGCTTATAGCAGTTAATCCTTTGTATGGTAAAAAACTAAAAGGACAAAAGACAATTTCAAGAAAGATAGATATTGATCCTTGTTCTTCTAAAGAGGTTTTTGAAATACTTAATCATTGCGAAGGTCAACAACACAACCTTTTTCATTTTGCTTTTTCCACTGGTTTAAGAACAAGTGAATATATAGCTGTTACATGGGATGATGTTGACTGGATAAACAATAGAATCAAAGTTGATAAAGCATTAACTGCTGATGACAAAATTGCCTCTTATACTAAAACTGCTGCAAGTAATAGATGGGTTAAGTTACTAGATGATGTTGTTGAAACATTGCGTGATCAAAAACAATACACTTATCTTGAAGGCAAAGAAATATTTCATAATCCAAGAACTAACAAACCCTGGACAGGTGACAAACCAATTCGCAATCAATGGACTACAATATTAAAAAGAGCTGGTGTACGATATAGATACCCTTATCAAACTAGACACACTTTTGCTACACTTGCTGCTACTTCTGGTGAAAACATAGGTTGGATTTCAAAACAAATGGGTCATACAAATGCGGGTTTTACTTATAAAACTTATGCTGGATGGATAGATGATGACGCGCCAGAAGCTGGAAATAAATTTGCAAGCATCTTAAATTCAAAATCTACTATAATATCGCCTTTAAAAAAGGTAGAAAAATAGAGGTTAATGCACGATTAATGCACGATTGCCTCTACAGACCCTACTAATAAAGGAAGTGTTGGGGGTTCAAATCCCTCCACTCCGACCATTTAAACCCCTCTACTAAAGCATTCTAATTTTTATAGTGCATTAATATATGTCTGAATAGTGCATGATTAGGCTGAGTAATGCACGATTTATGCACGATTCTTATTTAAAGGTTTCTATTAACTGTGGGCCAAACTGTGCCAACATCCAAGAAATAGCTCCAATAGCAAACAAACCTACTAGCATCCATTTCATTTTGAAATCATCTACAACCATTTGAAAGCCTAATATTTCATTACCTAAAATTCTTACAGATAATTCTAATTTACCTTCATCATCTTTGTTTTGCATTTTATTTTGCCTCTATGACTTTACCCCAAACATTAGATCGACCATCAATGATGTCAATCACATCTAACTGAAAATTACCACCAACAAACCAAGTTACAATTCCAAACGCATGTGACCATCTAACTAACCTACCACGAAGCCAAGTGTTTGCTTCTGGACTCATGTCTTTTAAACACCCCATACTCCATGCACCAATAGCTCCATCATTTAAACGTGAGTTAGAATACCTCTGGACATCATGTGTATGCCCATAGCAAATTGACGTTCCAAACGAGTCTAAATGTTTCTTAGCATGGTTCTGAGTTGCATACATGCCATGCGTAAACGAAATCTTGCCAAGCGTTATCACATCATTATATGTAACCCATTTGTAACCACGCTTATCTAAACGACATTGTTCTTGAAATGTCCACTCTTCTAAAAACGGTGCTTCTTTTTCTCTCCATTGATCAATCCACATATCATGATTACCAATGCACATATACTTTTCTGAGACGTATTTATCAAGAACACGATCAAATCGATCTATACCTTTATTAACTGCTTTAACTGCTGCAATCTTTTCAGGCAATTGAGTGACTATAGGTAATGGTTTACCTTTCTTGTGTGACGAGAATTCAGCCCATTCTCCTACATCTCCCAGGTTAATAAATATATCTGGCTTAATATGTTCAATAGCTTGCAGTACAACAGACTCTGCTTTTTTATCAATTAAGGGAATATGCTGATCTGGAATAACTATTCCAACTTTACCTTTAAGCATGTTATCTCCTAGAAGATATGCTTGCCCCAAAATAAAGACCAACCACTGCCATAATAGCGTGGCTTAACCATTCAGGAGTAACAACCCCTTCAAGCTGTATGTATTCAGTTACATCTTTAGTAAAGTCCAAAAAGAGCAATTTAAAGCCTTCAGTACTAACTACAGGAACTTGGGTTGTTTGACCGAACAATGGCGCTGCTATAATAAACATTGCCATAGTCATAAACGATACAACTAAAAACTTTCTAGTCCAGTTAGCATGTGGTGTACTCCACTCTCTTGCTGCTGATCTTGATAGTTCATTCTCTCTGCCAGCTTCTAAAGCCATCTTCCATTGCTCTGCTTTGTCAGCATTGGCTTGACTCCAGATACGCATAACAGCACCACCTACTGTGCTGCCTAGCATTGTTATAACTTCCATTGGTATTCCAAACATATATCTCCTTACATTAGTTTAAGTGCTTGTAAAAAACCTACCTCTGTTGCTACAAAAAATGCAAAACCACCGTACAAAAAATATCTTATCTGTGTCAGTATGTTCATAATCTTTTGTATGTTCTTTTTTGTGTCATCAATCTCAGAAAAAAGTTTAGAAATTTGTCTGCTTTGATGCTCTGTTCTTTCTTCTAATAATCTAAATCTCTCTTCCATGGTTATCCTTAATTAGCTAATGGGTTATCTAACGCTCTTTGTACTTTTGCGTTAACTCTTTCTTCAACTTCTTTAATCTTACGATCTGTGTCTAAATACAGTGAGTCTCTGCGCGCATCAAATCGTTCAGAAGCTTTATCTATAAGTTCAATTAATCCTGACTTTTGTTGTTGCAGTTTTGTTTCAACATCACCTACAATAGTTTCAAGGTGGCGCATGTCCTGGCGAACATCAACCTTTACTTCCTTGACATATTTAATTTGTTCTTCCAATGATTCTTTTTGATAACCCATTTCGTCTGAAAATAAGTCAAGTTCTTTACTTACAAAATCCATGTGTGTGTTTACGGTATTCATGTGTTCGTTTAT